TGAATTATCTTTTAAAACTAAAAGTCCTCTAGGAATATTAAAACTTACTACTGTAGCAGTTACTCCACCTGTTAATGTAACAGTATTACCTCCACTAAAAGAACCTGATACGTTTGTTACAATACAATTTTTAAATAAACTTATAACTGGAGGTGTAGGAGCTAATTGATGATTAATACCCAATTCTACTAAATTCAAATCTAAAACTCTACCTATTTGACTACCAAAAGATTTTAAAATTGCACTTGAACCTGATGATGAAGGTTCAACAGAAACAGTTGGTAATGAAGTATAACCACTTCCTCCATTGTATAAAAATATGTCTGTAATATCACCTCTTATTTCACCAAGGTCTCCACCTGAATCTTGTATAAATTTATTTCCAAAATATGTGTCACCATCGGTCGTTGCATCTTCCATTATAATGTGATCTTCAGTAGTGCTATTACTTTCTTCGAGTGTAAATCCTCCATTTACTACAGAAATAAATCCTGCGGCACCTCCGCCATTCGTATTGGTATTTGTAAAAATTAATTCATCACCAATATTATAATTAGAACCTGAATTATCAATTATTATTTCCGTTAAGGGACCTGAACCAATAGATCTTGTTTGAATGATAGCTCCTTCTCCACCACCTATAATAATTGTTTGTTCAGCTATTGAATGTAGAGCACCATCATTTGTTATAATTTTAGAAACAGGAATACCTGAAATTGTGGCCTTTATTAAATTGTCATCTATATCACTAGCGGTTCCTCTAATATCTTCACCTACTATAAATGTTCCTAAAATACTGTCTTGATTTAAAGTAAACTCGGTAACTATATTTGAACCTATTAAAAATTCTGTTGCGTTTTCTACAATAGCTGTGGCGTTTGATGTTATGCCTGTTATTGTTCTGCTTACTAAATTAAGAGTATTTCCTATAGGATTAATAACCCTTAAAATTTTATTTGTTGTAAATTTACCATCAGATACTCTCAATATTTGTTCTCTAGGATAAATTGTTTCAGCATTTTCATCAAACAATAATCTAAAAAATATTTTATTACCAGCAGCTGTTCCTTTATTTTGATATAAAGATTTTACGTTTTTAATTAAATTTCTTTTGTTTACGTTTTCATTTAAATTTTCAGGTAAAGTAGTTAAAAATTCATCTCTAAATTGTGTTAAAAAATTCGATATTGCTTTATCAGGATCTCTAAAATTTAATAACTCTTGTATATTGTTTACGGGATTAGGTCTATAGTTATTAATTACGGCGCTTGCATTAGAAGATAGTCCTAAAACAGTTTCACCAATTACAAATTTATCTTGAGCTACAATAAACAATCTATTGTTATTTAAATCTTCTGCTAAAACCGTAGATGTTGCTTTTGAAATTTGTCCTTGTACAATTTCGCCTCTAGTAAATTTACCAAAAAAAGAACTTTCTAAAAGTATTTTATCTCCTTCATCTAGGGGAGTAATATCTGAATCTATACGAGAACCATCTAATAATAATTTATTATCTTGGCCGGTTTCTGTTTCTAATTGAATACCATCTGTTGTTTGAACGGAAGTTACCTTTAATTCAGCTGCTTCTAAAAATGAATAATATGTTTTTAAAAATTGTAAAAATTTAGGATGGTCGTCAAGAACGAAATCAGGTACTTGTGAACCGATAAGACTTGAAATTTTGTCTTTAAATATAGCCATATATTAATAGCTAGTTATAGTATTATACCCTATTCCTGCTCCAGCTGAACCTCCAATAAAAGTATCTGCCTCAACAACAATAAAAGAATTTGAAATATCTATTTCAATAATTTGATCTCTAACTGGAACAATATCATTTGAATTTGGTCTTAAAGACAATTCTATTACGTTTGAATTTTGCCCTCTAATATTTTCAACATTCGTAATATTTAAAGATGTTAAAGTAATTTGTCCTGATGTATAATTAATTATACCTTGTGTATTGTTTACATAAGTTCTTACTCCGCCGACTAATCTATATCTTCTTACATTTCCGTTTCCATCATCATCTAAAAAATAAACATTTGTAGTATCTCCACTTACTTTAAATCCTGAAGATTCTAAAATACCACCATTTATAGCATTGTATCCAGCTACAGGATTGAATAGTGAATTTCTAAAATATATATCATATCGTGTAGAAGAACTTAGAGTTGGTGTAAAATTTTTTCTTATTTTTACAGTTGTTATATTTGAAACTATACTTGTGTCCGTATTATCAATTAGACCTACTATTTTAGAATATCTAAAAACACCATCAAATCTTTGTAAAGTATCAGTGTTATAATCAGTTAATGTTGTTAAAATATTTGATTTCAAAGTATCTGCTGTTTTTGTTGTTAATCTAGAATCATATTTAACTGTGCTAGTGATTATAACAGACGTTATTTCCGGGTCTACTATTACTGGCCTTACTGCAGCTACGTTATATGGTTTTAAAGATGTAATTATATTTTGTTTTGTAGAATTTGTAAGTGTTGAACCACTGGCCGCTTTGATTGCAATTTTAACTGTACCATAAACGGGAGTTTCATCATCTTCACCACCCCAAGCACTGACTGATAAAGCATTTGGATAAATTGACCTTACAATTGTTTCATAGTCTGAAGTTGTAACTGCACGATTTTGAGCTGAGTAACTTAATGGTGCATTAAAACGAATAGACTCTTTTGATTCAGCAGCAGAACCACCTTGTGATACAGAATTTGTAGTAATTGTTACATCAGAAAATCCACCTATTGTTGTTTGTAAAGAAAATGAAGAAGCGCCGTTTGATTCATCTCTATTTGTAACAATGTATTCTAATATTACAATATTACCATCTTGTAAAGCTGCACCTAATACGCCATCACCAAAATAAACTTCAAATTTACCTTCGTCAGTTTCTTGTAAAAAATAAACTTTAGAAGTATCTGTTACATTATTGTAACCGCCTGCTAAAGAGTAAATATTTGTTGTTGTATCATTAGAACTATTTTGAATTGAAACTTTTAATGTAGTTGTATCGGCGTTTTCACTTTGAATTGTAAATTTTTGGTCTGTATCATTTACATCTACCGTATATCTGTAAGTTACAAGCGTACCCTCATAAATTTCTATGTTTGAAAAATTATAAACACCGTTTAAAGGAGTAATTATATAATCTTCGTTGGTTATATATTGATATGATGAACCATTTACACTTGTTGTAAAAACAGCTCCTTTATTTAATGTTAAGGTTGAACCTGTAGCATCATTTACTTCTATACTAATATCAGCAACAGGCGATCTTACTGAAGATGGCGTGTAATTTAACATTTTCGCCAAAGATACAATATTTTTTCTTATATCAGCGCTGTCTAAGTACATTTCGTTTGCTAACATATTAGCATTAAAACCTAGATAGTGTGTATTGTAAGCAAGAACGTCTAAAAGAATAGCGAAACCTGAACCTTCGAAATTATAATCTTGAAATTCTGTTTGGCTTTGTAAAAATGTTTTTAAATTGGCTTTGACAACGTCAAAATCAAAATCTGCTACTTCTAATTTATTACTTGCCATATTATCTTAGTCTTTCTAAAAAAGATTGTACTTCTATTAACTCGTTTGACCCTACAACATAAAAATAAATTCTCATATCATAAGCATTACTATCAATATTTGGATTAGCCACAATTTGTACTAATCTAATACGAGGTTCAAAATTCACCAAAACTTCCTGCACTCGTCTTTGTAACATTAATGCAGTCATTGGTGTAATTGGTTCAAATAACATCGCTCTGATACTCGAACCTAATTCAGGATGAAAAGGCCTTTCAAAGTGTGATGTATTAATTAAATTTCTTACACTTCTCTTAACGGCTTCAATATCAGTTAACTTATTTACATCATTAGTGACCGGATTACGACCAAAATCTAAATCTAAATCTCTATATTGTTGTGTAGCTCTTTTACTTTTATTTAAAGAACCAGCATCGTAATTTGGCATATACTATATTTATATTGATTTTTGTTAACCTGCAAAAACATTTGATGAACCTTGTGCATTTGTACTTCCACAAGATATACTATCACCTATTCTGGCCAAAGCTAGTCCGTTTACAAATACAGTTGAAGAACCACTGGCCTGGTTTCCTCCGTGACAAACCGGACCACAACAATGAACGGCCCAAGAATCTCCTACTCTATGAGCGCCAATACCATTTACAATAACATTATCAGAAGCACTTGTACATACTCTTGGTGGAAAACAACCGTGTCCTGTGCATTGGTCTCCTAGTCTTACTACTGCGTTTGCCATTATCTTCCTAAAGTTGTTGTTTGTCTATCAATAACTTCTTGTATTTGTGTTTGTCCTTCACTCCAATCGTTTGTAACTGTAATAGTATAAGTCGCTGATAAAGTATCGCCCAAATCACTAGTGGCCGTTACAATATAAGAATATAATTGTGAAATTGTAGCATCAGGTTGATACCTAATTAAATTACCAATTGCATTGGGTAAATTTAAGTAATTTTGTG